CAGTCAAACAATTGTCCAGTAAGATTGATAATCTAGAAAAAATTAACAAAGACTTATTAGAAAAAATAAATTCAACACAAACAAAAGTATCCACAGGGTTCAATGAACCATTAGTTACACTTGGACCAAGATTGCAAAAAATAAACCCAGAGACCTTTGAAATTGTTAAAGTATATGAAAGCGTCAGTGAGGTAATGAAAGAAAATGCTCAAATCAAACGACCTAGTATTAATAAAGCAATTTCTGAAAATACTATTTATTGCGAATTTAGATGGCTTTTTGTAGAGAGAAACCTGGACCCTAATATTATAACACATATTGAACCTACAAAACAAACAAAAATACAAAATTTAGGTTACATTGCCAAGTTGAATGTAGAAAAAAATGAAATTCTAAACGTTTATTTAGATAGAAAAACTGCTGCGAACTTGAATGGGTATTCATCTTCATACGCTTTAGACGTACCAGTCAAGAAATACACAATATCAAATGGACATTTTTATAAATTATATGAATATTGTAATGAAGAATTAATAAACAACTATGAGACCAAACACGGAACTCCTATTTTATACAAAAACGGTATTGGTCAATATGATTTAGAAGGTAATCTTGTAAAGGAATTTTCGTGCAAATATGATTGTATAAAAATTCTTTCTATAAGTGATAAAACATTAACAAAAGCATTGGAAAAAAATTTACCATATAACGGACATTTTTTCAAAGAACTTGGAAGTAAATTATCTATATTATAATCAATAATCCCATTTCATCTACTACCCAACTCATATTTATCATTTGTATTGTCTCTATAAAACGTTTCTATATGATACACTGTTACTCTCTCATATGGAAAATTTTCAAACAAAGCCACAGATAATTGTTTTTGTATAAGACGATTTGTTTGTTGTATATCTTCATTGTTTATTTCTATTTTTGATGCTTCAATATAATTATTCAATCTCTGTTTTAGTTTTGACATTTTAACTCTGGTATTTGGTTAGTTCACTTTTGTATGCTTATAAAAATAAAAAAATATTTCAATTTTTTATTTTTAAAAATACTTATTCTATGTGATTACGTCTATACCTTTATGTATCAACCTCCAAATACTGATTATCTTTCCATACGACTTTATTGCTGTTAAACAATAAATTCATATTAATAATTTCTGGTTTGTCTGCCTCTGCAGTAAATATTTTCATTATTTGCTCGTCATCTCTAAAACGCAATGAATATGTTTGTTGAATATTGTTTCGTCCAATTCGCCCCATGGCTTGAATAATTTTTTCCTGAGTTAAATTCATGCCTTTGCTGATATAACCATGACAAAACTGGTAATTAGTTCCATAAATATAGTCACTCGATGCAATGATGAGATACAATTTTTGTTCATCTGCCATTTTCTTCATGATTTCAGTATATCGAATATTTTCATGATTAATAAATACACCAATACCCATCATTAACAATATTTTCCAACTGTCTTCAATGCCATTTAATAACATAATTTCGTTGATTATACTTTCATCGATGTTACTTGTAAATGATTTTGTTGTGTTCAAACACTCTGCCCATTTTTTAACATGATGCATTTTGTTAGGAATAAACGTTTCATTCAAATTAACATTTTTTATCATTGCTCTGTACGTTTCAATTTCTCTTACCAATTTAGCAAGCTGGCTTTTACTCGTATCCACATTATCAGCTTCTCTATTGAATTTTCTTACATTTTTTAAAGACCCCAATCCCGTATTTGACAATTTACTTTCTTCTTGTTCTTTTAGATAGTCCAAATCTTTTTCGAATTCAGAAATCTTTTTATTCAATACATTGTTGTATTCAATTTTTTTCAACAAGTCGTCCATAACTAGCGACGGAATACTGGCTTGTTGAATACAAAATTTTGCAATTTTTTCAATATCATCACAAATAAATATGGTTGGACCATCCGTCAAACTGTAAGCATCTTTGGTTGTTACATAAATTGCAGATGTTCCTTGCGAATACGTATTAGTGTTGTTCATTGTATCTGTATCTGTCAATGATCTTTTTAGCGGTTTGCCGTGTAATTCTTTACTACTGTAACTACTACTATTAGTAGTACTACCGGGACCAATACTATTTGATTTTAAAGAGAGCTTATTTCCTTTTACATCCACGCTGGAATTATCAAGAAGCTTTGGTAGTCTACTATCTTTAAAGTGTGTATATACGGTTTTCCATACGTCAGGTTGGATACTTTTTAAACATTTTATGTAATAAATTTTAATATTCTTCATGTTGATGTCATCCAACGTTTCAAAATAATTCTCTATTTTTAGTCTCTCCGAAACTAATCCACGTTTATTTATAAAAACAACAAATTTAGTTACTTCATCCAAGTCCAAGTATCTCAAAAGTGTCAAATAATTTTCACAATGTCGAGCTATTTTTAAAATCAAATCGTAGTCATGTGTTAAAAAGTGTGGTAAGTCGACAAACCCATCTTTATTGATAATAGGAATGGATTTTTTACAGTCGTGACTGATAATACTATGAATTTCACTGTTTGCAAACTTGGTTTTAAAATCCGCAATAGTTTCGGATAATTCGTGTTCTTTTGGTAATGTTGCCGATGACAACACAATTGTAGGAATTTTATTTTCGCTCCAGTTGTGTTTAATAATGTCGTGAAAACTATGTTCTTTATAGTCCAAAGTAATCGTCGGTTCATCCCAATATATCATCAAGTTTTCGTCGTGATTGAATGCACGCATATAATACATTGCGGGTACAAATGATTTAATATCACTAATTATTATTTCAACGTTGATACCGTTCGAGTTGTCCACTTTTTTAATTCCACCTGTTCTTTTATTAACAGTATAATCTTTCGCTGCAAAATAGTGAAGACGGACATCATCCGCACTTTCACAACCAAACGCAAATGCGATTTTTTTGTTTACCGAAATGGCAGCTCTAGCCAATGCTAATCCCACATGTCTTGCAGCGCAAACAAAGACAATTCTAAATTTTTCAGACAATCCAATCGGTGTCAAAGTTTTTCCAGTACCTGTTGGTGCCATGTACAAAATCAATTTGGGTCCAGGATTTTTACAAATACTGAATATTTCTTTTTGATGATCATATAAAACCATGTCGTTGTATTTTAACAAATTTGTATTTTTTTCGATGAGTTCCACAGAATTCTCAATAACATTTAAAATATTCAAATCATGTTCGAATATTTTTATAATAATTTCACAAAGGCTGAGTACGTGTCTGTTTATTTTTACTATGTTGTTTTTTAATAACTTATACAGTGTGTAGTAATACAATACAAAATCGTTTTTATTTTCGACTTTCTTGGCCAAGAACAATTGAGTAATGGTTTCTAATAATATATATTCATAGACATTGTTATTTTTTAAACTATCAATACCATTTTTTTCTAATCTGATTTTATCTGCCGATTTTATTTGAACATCACTATTTACATTTATTTTTGCAGTAGCATTTTCAAAATATTGTTTGTTATTTTCAATGATTTTATCTATTTCTTCTCTCAAATATTTATTATAAATAAAATCTTCCATCTTAGTTGAGTACTCTATTTTTAAAAACGCAAACAATGATTCGTTATTATTGATTTTAATATTGACATCGTCAAAACCTTTTATAATTAAATTTAATACATCTATTTCTTGTTTCGAGAATGGGATTTCAATAGATTCCCATTCCGATTTAATTAATTTTCTCTGATTTAAATCCATTGTAAATTACAAGTGTTAAATATCTTATATATTAATAGTTCTTTAAGTTGTATTTAAATATCAATTTTATTTAGAACTTAAAAAATTTCAAATGTCTGTTTTACACTTTTTCTCATTCAAAACGCCCATTTTTACTAAATAATATTAATAAAATAATTTAAAAATAGTTTTATTAATATTATTATTATTATTACATGAAAAATGATCTAAAAAATCCAAGAAATTCAATGAGTTTGCGTAGGAGTTATACAACTGAAGAAATAAATAAAAAAATATTACAAACGCAAAATCATACTGATTTATTAGTATTTTACATTCATTGTATTAGAAATTATAAAGAACTAACTGAAGAAATGATGGAAAATATAAAAAAGTTTAATGATGATAGTAAAATGTTATTGATTATTGAATACAATATAGTTATAAAAGCAGTAAATAGTTTATTATGATAATACAAAAATGGGCGTTTTAAATGAGAAAAGGTGTATAGTACATATAAAAATATATATTTATGTACAATTTTCTTTTGAAAAACCAATAACAGCACAAGCAATTCTCTTACCTGCGTTACCAGTTTTTAAACTTTCAGCATTTCCACCTTTTCCACAATCGTCTTCATCTTCGTGAATAATTAATCCTCTACCAATAATATTACATTTAGTTCCTCTAAGTTTAATAACATTATCGTAAAATGTATATCTTGCATGACCTTTATTATTTGTTTTTATATTACCTAAATCACCGACATGTCTTTTGCTCATACCAGGACATCCATGAGTATTCCCATACGGATTAAAATGAGCACACATACTATTACATTTATCAGTTAAATCCCCTGCTTCATGAACATGAAACCCATGTAAAGAATTAGGGATTAATCCTGTAATATTTAAATCTATTTTTACCATATTATTAGTTAAATCTTCACTAAATTTAACATATCCTTTAATACTATCATTAAATACTGCAACAGCATATACTGGTTTATTTGTAAGTATTTTATATAAATAATATACAATTAAAAAACAAGTTATAACTAATAAAAATATATAAAAATATATTATTTGTTTCATTACATATTATATATATTATATAACTTAAAATAATCGGTATTTGAAATGTTAAAGGTGTAAAAATCAATCCTTTTTATTCATCATTATAGTCGTCATTAAGATAAAACTATTGTTAAAAAAATTGAATAGTTATTTCATACAATTTTGTTATCTTAAACAAATATAATATTTCAAATGAATTTACTTTTATTGCCGAAACAATTACAAGATTTGATAAGTGAGTTTAATGTAGAACATAGACCATTAATGAAATTAGTAATGAATGAACTGATAATTCAATGTGAAGACCGCAATGAGAAGGATAAATATTGCGTTAACTGCGATAGTTGTGCAGAAGAACAATATTCAAACTATATATTTTGGCATAAATACACATTTTGTGGAGAATGGTGTAGTTATGATACAGAGTATCACATACGCAAAACCTTACGAAGATAAAAATTAATGAGTATTGCAAATGCGAAAAAGTGTAAATACTTAAATTTTTGACTTGACAACGACTGGTTCGCTCGATTGTATAGTTGTTGTATTGGTTTGGTACATGGTAGTGAGTTTGTTTTAATTATAAAAAGTTTAATAGTTGTAGCAATTTATTTACTACAAAAATAATGAATTTTATTTTTAGTTTAAAATAAAAATTGAAACAACATTAACAAATTTAAAGATTACAAAATAACAAATAATACAATGGCACAAATCATAACAATTGAAGGAAACATCGGCTCAGGAAAATCAACACTTCTTGCTCATTTGAAAGAAAAGTATAAAAACAACGACACTATTTTGTTTTTGAGAGAACCTGTGGACGAGTGGGAGAATATTAAAGACGACGCTGGAGTTACAATGTTACAAAAATTTTACAGCGACCAAAAAACATATTCTTTTCCTTTTCAAATGATGGCGTATATTTCTAGGTTGTCGTTATTAAAAGAAGCAGTTAAAAACAATCCAAACTCTATTATTATTACGGAACGAAGTTTGACTACAGATAAAATGGTATTTGCAAAGATGCTTTTTGATAATGGAAATATAGAAGATGTTAATTATAAAATATATTTGAAATGGTTTGATAGTTTTGTATCAGAATATCCAATTAACAAAGCAATTTATGTAAATTCTTCTCCAACTGTGTGTTACAATAGAATTCATGAACGATCTCGTTTAGGAGAATCGCACATTCCTTTAGAATATTTAGATAGTTGCGATAAATATCACACAGTTATGATTGAATTTTTCAAAAAAGAAAACAACATTGAAGTTTTAGAAGTAAATGGAAACACAAATATTAAAGAAAATGAAGATGTATTACAAAAATGGTTGGAAGATATTGATGTTTTTATTTTAGATGCTTAAAATGCAATACAATTTAATATATTATTTATATTAATAAAAAAAATTGATATACTTTTTTTTATTAATAATATTAGCAATAAAATAACAAAGCACTACAATGGAAAACGCGAATAACAACAATAAGATTACCCTAATTAGGTCTTGTGGTAGTATTAACGAAGCAGGTTTTATTAATTCATTGGATAAACAAGGATTTACTTTAACTAAATGTTGTTCTGAACGAATAGCAAACTGTATTGACGCATACGCAAGCGAAGTTAAATTTCAAATTAATTCACAAAATATTCAAATAATTGATAATGGAATTGGCATGACATGCGATAAGTTAGATTTCATGTGTGATGCTAATAGAGAAAACCACAGAAATGATAAATCAATTGGTGTATCAGGAATTGGTGGACTTATTTCAAGCTATCAGTTATCTAAAATAAATGGTAAACCGAATGTTGTTTATGTTTATACAAAAAATGAAGAAGACGTGTATTTAAAATGTATTTTACCTTGGAATGAAATTTTCGAAACAAAGAAATATTTTGGAAAATGTATAATACAACCTATGGACGAAAATGAAATAATTGAATTTAATAAA